ATATACGCCCACCAACTTGTCGGCAATCGCCCAAATGAGGTTGGCTTTCTCTTGTACATTAACAGTAGTCTGTTTTTGTCTCTCTTCGATGCTCATATTTTTTTTAGTTTATTTCTTTACACTCTTCAATTCTGATTCTATAATATAATACCATGTATCATAGTAAGAAGTTTCACTGTTGCTTATTACTATGGGTTTTTGAACTTGATTAACAGGATCCTGCCTTACGACTGAAGACTTTTGGGCATCTGCTGAAGGTGAAGATTCATCTTTGAACTTTATGTCCTTCAGAAAGTTCATAAGACGATTCCCATCTATCTTTAGACCTTTAATTCCAGCCTTGGCAGCATGAGAGACCTTCTTTTTTAAGGCCTCTTTCTCTACCTTTGCCTGTTCAACAATACCCCGGATTTCTCGGCGTACAGCTTCTCTGGCTGGAGTCATTGGTCTCGGGCCTTTCTTTCGCTTGGGGGTAAAGCTGCCTCCTACGCTACTGGTTATTCCTTCCGGATTATGTTTTTTATTCTTACCCATGATTATACTTTTTTATTTCCATGCGTCCCAGTCAGTAGCATAGTCAAAACCACCTAATGCCTCGCCAAATTTATTTTTCGAATCCTCTTTGTATCCTCTACATTTCTCAAAGACATCACGGAATGGTTTCTTCTCAATGTTATCAGTGGCTACACTTATCGATAAACCATATGCTGTAGAGAGTACAGGGCACAAAGACCTATTATCAAAAAGATCATTGTCATCGAAAAATTTACTTTTCCAATTATCATAAGAGATGGTATGAAGTTCTTTAAACTCCATATATGGTTTTAACATTTCATCAAATGTACTACCACCACCTGTATATATCAGCGGCCTGTTCTTCAATGCATCCCTCAGACGTCGGACTTCAAGATTCGTCTGACTCTTAAATTCTATTTTCAGTCTTTCTTCAAGATTAATACAAAGTCTTAGTATTTCCGTCTGTAAGTTTTTAGCTCTTTGCGGTATAATCCAGGAAGACGGCGGGGTATCTGCTGATTTTGAGTCTACACCTGTCAGGAAGTTCAGACCCTTATCTACAGAGAAGAAATCATACACCTGTGGTTTTCCCTCCTCAATGGTAAAGAATGAAATATCTGTTGTACCACCACCAATATCAATTATCAGGTTCATACCTTGTGATACTTTCCCTCGTCCTATCATTGGTTTCAAGCAAGCATATGCCTCAGGGAACACTAGTACACCTGCGTCCCTTTTTACTTTATCTGAATAGCGTATAACTTCTGTTTTTTCTATCAAAGAGTCGTAATCACAATTAAGGAAATTTTGTTTGTCATTTTTAAAGACTTCCTCTACTAAACGGTAAGCACTCGCAACAACTGATACTGCAATAGCCTTAACATCGTCAAGCCTTTCACTATCTGTTGGGGCACCCATCTGGATGTTAAAAGCCTGTCCATAATCTTTTTCTAAATCAAAAAGAATATAGGCAAGATACCATATAGTAAAGAAAGCTGCTTCCCAAAGTTTCATGTTATGCGAATCCCTGTTGCGAAAAACAGCTTGCTTGAAATAGCGATACACACTACACTTCTTATTATCTGGATTAAATCCATAATGAATCTTCTTGTCTTCATCAATATATATGACAGAAGGAAAAGTGTAATGAGACTCACCATTCATATCCTGAAAATTCAGAAATTTATAGTGAATCTCAGCACCATTCTTGTCTTCAATACAAACCTTTGTCTGATGGGTTCCAAAGTCTAAACCTACTGTAATCATAATATCTTAATCAGATTAAGAGACATCAGCTGTTCATCTACGCTAATCTGAGCGTCCTCATTGATAATCGCCAGCCGGTCTTCCATTTCTTTCTTCAAACGCTCTAATTGCCCCTTGTCAAGACGGATTATATTTTCAAAGCTACGTCGTGTCTTATCATCATTATAGATATACTCGAGAACGTCTTCTCTTTCTTTTATACGTGCTTTGATAATATCCATTCGTGAACGGTAGTATTCCTTTGTTTGAGCCTCATTATGGATGCGCTCACTCTCAGCCTGAAGACGAAGTTCCTGCTGGCGACTATTCCGTTCTGCTTTTGCTTCTGCAGTAAAGTCATACCTCATTTCTGCTATTAGCTCTGAATCATATAGTTCTGCTGGTGGATTATACTCGCTTCCATTAGACTGGCTCACACTAAATAGGCGATCTATAACATCCTGATTGTGTTCTACTTCACGGGATGATATATTATACACTATAGGAAACATTGTCTCACTATGTTTCATTACACCCTGAACCATTCGTGAAGTGGTAAACTGGAAAGTACTCAAATAGTATGAGGAACCGGATTTCAATACATCGTCAGCCTTCAAAGAGTAGCAGAATGAAGTCTTAGATTTATCTTCATTAGTCAGGGAATATTTCAGGCAGGCCTGAATGATAGGATGGTAAAGATTCAAAAAGAGTAAAGACCTGTCCTCGTAAGCTTTATCTTGACTGAATGTAACCAAGATATGATCCATATCCTCCAAGGAGCGTCTGAACCTATTAAATGCCATCTTGTTTTCTTCTCCTTCGGTCTGGTTTCTTAGCAAGAATTCCGAGAAAACACGTTTATTGCTTATTGGCACTTTAATTTCATAGACTTTATCAGCAACTTTAACGAGGTCGCAAGTAGTCAAATGTTTCTCTATGATAGATTCGAAGTAATTCTTCAGTTCACTTTCAGTAACATAAGCATTGTTATGCAATATGCGTTGTATCTCATTTTGGAAATAGGCATCGTTTGTCAAGGTATCTGTCATACCTTCTTCAAGGTGACGTATGATTTCTTTCTCGTTCTCAAATGCCTGGCTGATTTCGTCAATTTTTCTTTTCTTTTCTTCAGCTGTCAGTTTGCTTGTGTATAGCTCACGCTCCAGTTTATTATATACGTCCTGGATGGTGACCTTTGCACCTGTAGAAATAGGAGCGTCCAGAATAGCTTCCATGTCACCAATAGTGCCTTTAAAGATACCGATTCTATCTAACAGACGAATGTAAATATCTTCCTGAATAGAATTAGCAACTACAAGATTATAAATATTTACCACTGGTGATTTCTGACCGAATCGGTCAATACGTCCTATGCGCTGCTCAACAACCATAGGATTCCATGGAAGGTCGTAGTTGACCATAGAGTTGCAGAACTGCATATCAAGACCTTCACTACCAACTTCAGATGAAAGCAGAATATGATTTTCCGGGTTCTTCTTGAACTCTTCAAGAACATCCGCTCTATTTTCTACTTGACCATGGATGATAAGGCTGCCATATCCGTGTTTTTTCAAGCGTATTTGAAGGTATTTAAGTGTTCTTCGGAAGAGAGCAAACACAACAATCTTCTTGGTCCCGTGTTTAAATACCTCTTCAATTATCTCAATCAACTTTTCAACTTTAGCATCCTCGAGGTTAGAGAACTCATCAATTCCCTGATCAAGAGATTCCTCCGAATTCAAGTAACCATAGACACTGCTTGCTACCTGACGTTTCTTTTGAACAAGTCCTAACGTTCCACCTTGTGTAAGCACTTCCTCACCCCATTCATCAGTATATGAGTTGTCCTCAATATACTGTTCAATCACATTATCAAATTCAATTTGCTCATTAGCGGTAAGGACGACTTTCTGAAGGTGCGGTTTTCTTTCAGCTTGAGACATATCTGTCGTAACCTCTCTTTTACGGGTACGAGAGAAAATGTTATTCATGACGCTCATTGTATTCAGTAAGTACTGGAGACGAGCGCGATTTTCTAGATTATCTTCCGAATGAAGACGTTCGACAATCTCTTTATATATTGGGTCAGATGCAAAAGCTTCATCTACCCTAACAGTCTTGCTGTAATACTCTTCATCGTCTGAATTGGAGAAACTTGTCTGAATTTCAGTGTTGCATAATCTATCTGCAATGGTTGGCAGTGAGATGTTTTTATTATTCACTGCCGTAATTGCTTCAATAAACGGCCTGTTCTCTTGAAGACGAGCATTGAAAATCTGATAATTAAAGTACCTGGAACTATCTAGAAGGTGCAGCAGGTTATAAAGATTTTCGGTACTTATCATTATAGGAGTAGCAGTCAGAAAAACTACTGACTCTGCCCTACCCATTATGACATATGCCCCACGATAGGTTTGTGTCTCATCGTTTCTAAGCTTATGTGCTTCATCACAAAGAACCAAACTAAATTTCTTTTCAGAGCCACTTATATAATCAGCAAAGTTCGGTGACCTCTTTTTATCATCGTCATCATCTTTTTTAGATAAGCGAATTCTAATCTTTTCATAATTTATAATGGCCCTAACCCGTCCATCATGGTCATCCATGTCAGAAATAAGATCCTTTGCAGTTTCATATATCTTAAAACTCAAACCGAACTTTTCAATCAGTTCCTCACGCCATTTGACCTGAAGAGACTTAGGGCAAATGATCAATGCGTTTCCAAATTCGCGACGAGCCTTTAACTCGAGCATGATATGTCCAGCTTCTATCGTTTTACCAAGACCCACTTCATCAGCAACCAGCAAACGCCTCGTAGGAGAATTTAAAAATTTTAGCAGTGGTTTGAACTGATATGCACGGAAAAGAGTCTTTGAAGCTTTAAGAGAGGATATAGAACTATTGTTTGAACTTCTAATTTTGAAAGAAGTATTTTTCTGAGCAAATTCATAGAAAGTGCCAAACATACCATTAGCACAGCGCTCATATGGGTTAGAGATGTCACAATCAGGAATAAGTTCAACTTCAAGAGCTTCATTTGTGACTTCGCCCCAATTTACCATGTATATTTGCCTACCCCTTGTAGCAGGCAGAACTTCGAGCACTACGCCCTTTTTCCCAGAGTCCTCTCTTATAACCTTATCACCTACTTTAAACAGTGCCATATCTATTCTCTCCAAGTAAATCCACAGCCGTTACATTCGCAAGTTCCATCATCATAGATTGTTACATCTGGATAGCCACATTCTTCACAAAAAACATTACTGTTAATGTGTTTATTCTGGGTATGTTTATAATTCCTCTTTTTGTTCTCTATGGGTATTAGTATATTCACGAGTAAACCAAAAATAAAAGAATATGCAATAAAACACCAAAACAGTGTGCCTGCAGCACTGCTCAATTCTGCTGAAGCCTTTCTGTCTTCGGCAGATAGAATAGAATAACCAAATATTGACCAAAGCCACATCAATATAGAAATAGCAAGGAGAGCTAAATCAATCATTCCTCCTATAAAAATTAAGTTGAAATATTTATCTTCTTTGTTATTCATTATTCTTAAGTGAATTAATCAAATTTGAGATGAATGATAATTGTTGATTATCACCTTTAGTTTTTCGCATATCTCATCCTTCAGATGCTGCGGACTTTGTATGACCATCCTGGCACCATGAGACAAAACAAGTTGTTTCAGTTCGTAATTCGGAATCACGTTGATGCTGATGATAGCATCACCATTTTCAGTAGTTCGAATTAGATGTTGTGTAGGATGTAAGGGTTTAGAATTGATATAAGGATATAGCGTTTTCTCCACCCAAATCTGAATTTCCTCAACCTCTTTCTGATAGACTGTTACCCCAATAACATTTTTGAAATACTGCGAGAAGTCGTATTTTGTATTGGGGATGTACTTTTGATCAGACGACTCAATTTTGATGATACGGTCTAAGGCCAGTGTTGTAATTGCATCATACTTTAAATTATAGCCCAGCACAAACCAACGGCTGTTGAACTGTTTCAGGAAGTAAGGATGAATCACCTCTACTAGCTGCTCTGGGTTTGTATATGGACGGTAGGTAACCTTAATCGGCTGTTTAGACCGTATGTAATCATGCAGCTCAGCAAAGAACTCCATGCCTTTTAGCAGAGCGTTATCGTCGTATGCGATGACGCTGCTTCTTTCTTTACCCATGTGGAGCGAGGTGCGAATATGCGCATTCAATTCCTCAATCCATTCAAAGCCCTCTTTCCCTTCAAAGCGTTCCAGCACTTCAAGAGCACCGTAAACCCTCATGATTTCATCTTCAGACATTGGATTGTTGAAGATTGAGAAGTTCGGGTCTTCATAGAAATAGATGAAATTCCTACCCTTCCGGACGCATTTTATGGTCTTTCCCCAACGGTCAGAAATGGTTTCAAAGTCAGTGCGAATAGTATTGGCAGAAGTCACAGGACGGAGTCCATGCGCTTTCAGAGCGTCGTTACAGGCATCCATAATCTGTTGCACCGTCCGTCCGTCTCTGTTCTGAAGACAACGGTCGATAACAATTTCCCTTATACCTGCGTTCTTAACATTTGCCATAATTTTCTGCCTTAGGTCAGCGCTATTTATAAAATATGTATGCGCGATTATGGCACAAAGTTAGTATAAATTTACAAGAAAGATGAAAAAAATAAATAAAAATTTTAGATAGATAGTAATTATTATATATTTTTGCTCAATTGGCTCAATTTGACTGCGCCGATTAAATAAAAATACTATAATAAAGCCATATTATTATATTTATCTATCGCCTCCTGATGAATGGCCACCACATCATCAGCCACGGATTTGGGCGATAGCACCACGAGCCACTGTCCTTTAGAGGCGATGAAAGCCTTGAAATCAGCGGTGGGACACAAGCGTACTTCGTAATCGATGTAATCAGGGCCAACGGCGATTTGACGCTGTGAGTGATGGATCGGTAGGTCCTGGAGGCCATAGCGCTCACGACCAAAGGCTCGTAAGCGGATGGTGGTGGGAGACGTCCCGCCGCCCACTACCACTCCGTAGCAGTCGCAGAAGAATGCTTCTGCATCGAAGTCTGCGGGCAACTGAAAGGTGTCCGGTAGCGTCTTGAGAGATACGATGCGGTCCAAGCAAAAGATCTGAATCCTTGTTTCTGTGTCTTCGCGCAGGACAGCCATCGCGACGTACCAACGTCGGTTGTGTAGCTTCAGGCAATACGGGCAGCACCTGTATGTCTTTGCTTCATCGGCATCGTATCGCTTGTATGTCATCTCCACGACGTTACTTCCATGCATCGCTTGGAATATCTGCTTCAGATACTTGTCTGCAGAAGGAACCTTTTCAATAAGTATGCGGTTGAAAAGCCGTCGATTGTTATCTAACACCACGTTTAGCGACAATGATGAGAACATCCAGTTTCTTACCGACTCCTTCTGCAGCTCTTTCTCGTTGAGGATATAATACTTATTTCCTCCCTTTCGTTTACATTCGATGTCCAATCCGAACATATCCATGACAGCGTCGCGCTGTCGATTGAACGTAGTACGAGAGAGCGGAAGTCCTCCGGACATTTCAGTTTCCTTCCATTCCTCACGTAAAGAACTAAAAGTGATGTTACGAGCCTTCAGGATAGTTTCCACCAGCCAGGTATATTGTTTGAATATAAAAGCGTTTCTCATATTAATTTAACCATAATTCGTCGAATTTATTTTATCACTCCATGTTCTTTCTTAAGGTTTCATAGTAATCTCCCGCACTGAACGTCGTATTAGGTATGAATGGTACATCTTCTGCACATTCTATTTTCCTAATATTCTGAACAGGGATGCACAAAGGTTTCCGCAGTTGGTCATCCAGCCCCAACAGATGCCACTGCCGGTTTTTCTGACGAAGGAAATACGGATGAACGATGCCCTTTGCCAGAGAGCCGTTTTTTCGTTCGCAGACAATGCTTATCGGCTGCTTTCTACGAATGCAGTCGTATAACTTGTCAAAATGCCTTTGAACCTCCTCGTCAGGAATGTTTTCGTAGAGCAAGATGGGTTGCTCATAAGCATTCGGATACACCTGTCCTTCCATTTTGGAAAACAATTCATGAAAGAGCGGACATCCCTGGTATAGTTCCATGAATTTCGTGTTCAGGAGAACCGAATGCAGCACTTTTATTTCAGACAGTGAAAACTGTCCGTTGAAAATGGAGAATGACGGGTCGCGATAGCGGTAGCATGTCGCATGGCCCCGTTTGAATACATCGATAGCCTTGTTCCACCGGTTAGAGATGTTCGTGAGATCGTTGCGAATCGTATTGCCAGAAGTCACCGGACGCAGGTCGTTAAACTCCAGTTCCATATTCACCTTATTGAGCAGTTCATTAATGGAGTAACCTTTTCGTTCCCTTAAACATCTGTCAAGTATGATTTCGCGCACGCCTGCACTTTTCATATTTGCCATAGACTCTTATAAAAAATTTAGAGCCGGCAAATTTCGCTTCAAAATGTACCATAACTCGGTACAATTTAAAAATTTCTCACGAAGTTATCTATTCAATATTATAAAACATAAATTGATCTTCATCCTTTTAAAGACAAAAATTTATTTTGGCAACTATATAGGGTTTGACCCCCATATGTTTCTTGCTTCACAGGGTTCGTAACCTCTTCCCTCCACAAGCTCTTCACCCACTTGCCAATGGGCTATCCATGAATGGATTTCATGTTAGATTGCGGTATTAAGACCCATCAAGGGGTCACGCTACACATAAATATCACTTAAGGTCAAAAAGTATATAATTACCTTTATTTTTGCTTACGTATTGTAAATAAAATGGGAGATTCGTGACATTTTACAATGGTAAGCTTGGCATTTTTAAAACTATCCGCTATCTTTGCAGCAGAATCAAGCTCTTGCTTGTCTGTTGTTTCCACAATTGGAGTGGAGTGACGCAGATAAGTGAGGGCTTTTTAAAAACTCTAAGTCGTGGTGGTCATCTACTCTTCATCGCTTATTTCAACCTTTCTATAGACGTGCATCTTCTTGATTGCTTCCTTCCAGTTGAATGGCTTCCGCTTTTGCTGCTCCTGGCAAGATATTGTCGATATCTCATCTCCTTCCGGAAGAATACAGTTCGGATGTATTTTCAGCTCTCCTTTCAGGGCTTTTTCCCATGCTTCCTCTTCATTGATTTTCATCTTTTTTCTTTGTATCTTAATATCTAGATTTTCTTTTCCTGCAAAGGTAATGAATAATTTCAAAAGATGTACTTTCTTTTAGAGTTTTTTATAAAACGCCTCCCATGGCGATGGGGTACACGGTTATTGAAGGATTTCTTTCATTCTAGTGTGTAAAAGTTAAAGATGTGCCATTCGCTAGAACGTTTTACGGATACAGAGCGGAGACAAAAAGCCTTATATGCTTATAATGAGCGTGTCAAGCTGGCAAGAAGAAAAAAAAGAGCGATGGAAACTGCCTCCGTTTCTCGTAATGAGGAACATCATCATGCCGTCATTTCCGTCGCTGATGGTGCAAAGATACAAACAAATTCTGAAACTAACAAGGAATTTAGAGAAAAAATCAATTTACATAAGGTTGAGGAGAGTGATTTCTATTCAAACAAAAAGAGCAGTTGAGACCGCATCGCTCAACCCGAAGGAAGGCTCACCAGCCGACATCCCAACCGCTGATGGTGCAAAGGTACAACAAAATTCTGAAACTGACAAGGAATCTGAGGAAATATTCAATTTCCATAAGGTTGAGGATGGTGAGAAGCACATACCAAAACCTGGTACAATATAGGATAGATTACATAATACCGCCCATGGCGATGGGATACACATCGTGCTGCGGGAACTTCTCACAGCCGATATACAGCGTGTCGAAAGCATCCGTGCCGTCGGTACGATGCTCGAGCAAGTCCTCTTCAGACTCCGGTTGCTTCTCCATGGACTTGTTCTTCCGGAAGCCGTTTCTCCCCCGCTCCACCCCAGCGGACTGGATGGCCAGTATCAGGTCATCGTTGTTCTGACGGTTGAAGAACGGCATGAGGCGCTGCTTCCCAGCAAAGCCCTGGTTGATGAGCAGGTATTTCTCATCATGGCGCATCGGGTTGCCAAGGTACACATCCTGTACCTGCCACCCGTGTCGCTCGAACTCATGGACGACCACATAGCGGAAGTCCTGGTCGTTCACGGCATAGTTACTACCCAATGCCGTGGCGTCGTAATAGAACACCACCGTCTTGTTCTGGTGGTAGGCATAGTACGCGCAGAAATCATCCACCAAAGCGGGAATCTTCCGTTCAAACTTCACATAGAACGACTTCAGGATGTTCAGGCGGTTGCCGCTTGGCTGACCAGCTACAATCCAGTTGATATTAGCATTGTAGTCCATGCCGATACAAATCGAGGCCAAAGGATTCACGTCCTCATCAGCACGGGAATCTAGGCATCCTCCGATGGTGCTGAACTGCGACGCTGCCTTGATGTCATAGTTCTGCTGGCTTGTCTCTTTCAGGATACGGTCGTATCCCAGTTCGTCCAAGTACGCGAAGTTACTGGCGTCGTACTTGTGATGCTCCTGCATCGACGAATAGAAGCCGTCGTGCGAGATGCCGATGCGCTGACAAAGAATACTTGTCTGAAACGTCTTCGGCGTGAGGTCGCGCTTCATCTGGCGAAGGTATTCCTCACCCAGCAGCTGCAAGTTCTCAATGGTGCTATACTCCTTATAGTACACCGCCACGGAGCGGAACTTGTTCAGCGACTGGTCGAGCCATTTCAGATAGCCCTTCAGATACTGAGGAATGGGCTGATGGGCCTCCTTCATCTTGGCGATGCGTTCTTTCGTTTCCCAAATCTTGTAAATGGTGCCCTGAATCGTCTCGATGAGCTGGGGATCCATCTTCTCGCGATAGTGCAGGAACCAGGAACCCTTCTGCGTCTGGGGCATGTCGCTGAGCACCATCATGGAGTGGTTGAACGAATGATGTCCGAAGTACGAGCGAATACCGCCGTTGGCAGGCAGTGTCTCGTCCTTCAGTTTGTTATAGTCAATGAACTTCGCTTCGTCAATCAGCAGCCACGACAGTGTCAGTGAGTTGCTGGAGCCCGGGCGGTCCTGTGAGATGATGACAGCCACAGAGCCGTTGTAGAAAGTAATGACATGTTCATAGTCAGCCGGTTCTGTAATCGGTTTGGCAAAGGACTTTGGCGGCTTCCGGCCTACCACATAGTGTATGCCGTTGAGATAGCCCCATCGTTTCCATGCCGCCAGCAGTCCTGGGATGGTATTTGTCAGACCATGCTTGAATGTCGGTACCACGATGCCTCCCGTAGAGCCTGGCATTCGTTGCATGTTACGCAGCACGAATGGCGAGGCGATAGAGTCTGTCTTACCCGTACGACGGCCAGCGACAATGACTGTCGTCTTGGCACCGATGTATTGGGCCATCAATTGCGGTTTATTGAAATAGACACGCTTCTCATGAAGCTTTGCCTCCGCATCCCACCGAGAAGTATCAATCTTGTTCTGGCTCATCCTTGTGCTCTTCGAAAATTTCTTCAAAGTTCATGTCAGCTTCCTCATACTCGATATTCAGCGTATCAGGGTTAGAAGCACCCAGTTCCTTGGTGAGCTTCTTGATACGTTCGTCGATATTCGGAACAGGATTGATGCCAACGACACGCGGGTCGGTGGTTGGGAAGAAGGGCTGCACAACAATCATGTGATATGGTACAGATTGTTCGTCTTCCACGTCAATACGGTTGTATTTGGCGTAGGAAGTAGCAGCCTTTTCCATCGTCTTCGTGTCCTTGCGCTTCTTTGCCATCTGATACGTCTCGAGTATCATTTCATTGTATCGCCAACGGTGATAGTCACGTGTTGCCTCGCTCAGATTAGGCAGCAAGGACTTCACGATTTTCAGGTCAGCGTATGCCGTAACTTTAGAGATGCCGTACCGCTGCATGATCTCATCCACGAACTGTCGGTCTTTAGCGTCGCAGTTCGCAATGCACCACGTCACCATGTCACGCAGGCGGATGATGTGCTCCACCTGAGTGATGGCATACTTGTCCTCTAGGTCCTCCTTGGGTGTATAGAGGTCAGCGCGGGCGATATCTATGATTGATGGTAAAGGCATGAAAAGATGTATGATGTAAGATGTCAGATGGAAGATGTGGGATTACTCATCATCCTCCATATCCATGAGGTTCTTCTGGGCGTTCTCCAAGGCTAGCGGGCTGCCCACATATGCCAACTGCATTTCCTGATGCAGCAGTTTCACCTTGGAAGCAGCCTTTCCTTTATAGTAATGCTTGCTGACTTCCGTAGAACGGTCGGCAATATCCTCGCGGAGTCGCTCGGCGGGGATGTCGAGGATAACAGCCATATCTGATATCTTCAGATAAATCGAAGCGTACTGTTCGATTTGCACCAAAATTTCTTCAGAATATGTAATATCTTCCATATCATTTGGAAATGTTAATTAAATCATTTACCTTTGCAACATCCGCACTCAAAAAGTGTGGATTTGTACTTCCAGGGAGGCTCATCCGTGAGGATGAACCTCCCCCTTTTTATGGCACAGCACCAATTCTTTGTTTGAACAAGTCATGCAGCGGTACGCTATGGTTTTCTATCAAGTCCGTCACCTGAGCGTGGAGCGTATTGAAAACGGCCTTGTCCGTTGAGATAAAAGCAGACTCGTGGCGGTTGCCTCGTGTCAGATTCTGCGAGGTAATGACTGAGACGGTCTTGCCGGACTCAGCCTGTACCAGCAGTATTTTCGAATGGTTGTCCGTGAGAAACGTGCGCTGAATCACCTGCGTCATGAATGACCAGAGTTTCAGCGTTTTGTTCGTGGCCTTATGGTCCAGAACCAAGTTGAACTCTGACACTCTCCCACTCTTCTCTATGAAGAACAGCCTGCGGAGGAACTCCTCTGAGATAGAGAACGACGTTTGCCACACCTTGGCTGTGCCTACCTGCTCCAAGATCCATTCCAGCAGGTCAGCTACCTGAACGGCATTGGAGAGATAGGCTTGTGAAGGGCACTCGGAGAGTGGTTTCACAACGTCAGCCATTGAAGCGGTACGTTTCATTTAGATGTCTGATGTAAGAAGTAAGATGGAAGATGTGACTACTTCTTCGAAGCTTTCTTCGTAGTACGCTTTGCGGTGGCTTTTGCCTTCTTAGGCTTAGCCTCTGCAGGAGCGGGTTGTTCCTCTTTTACGGCAACATCTTCTGTTAATCCCTCAGCATTAACTGAAGAACTTTCAGTCTCATCTGCCTTTCCTTCGCCTTCAGGTTCCGGGGCTACTGCACCCTCACCAACAGGAGTACCAGGAATGAAATGGTCGTAGATATCCCAGTTCTCTACGCGTTTCTTATCCAGTGCAATGATTTCCTTCAGGAACGGATATCGCTCACTGTCTGGACAAGTCGCATTATCAAGGCTCAATGAGCGCAACTTCAGATGCAGTTCCCGCATGCGGTGAACGATGTCCAGGTTCTCAACATAGAGCGCCTGAATTTCAGCAGGAAGTTGGTCGTGGTCGGCACGCTTTCCAGCCTTGAAGTCAGCAAATTCTTCCGACTTGCCACTATCAGAGCCGTTTTCATCAGTATCCGGTTTGATGACCTTTTTTACGATTTCATCAACTTGGGATTCCATCTCATTCACCTGGTCTTTCGTCAACTGCTGCAGACGGAAGTTCAGGTACTTCTGCAGTTGTCCCTTGATGAACTCCGCCTTTCCTTTAGGATTAACCGAAATGTTGCGGTACATAATCTTGTTGCCCGACAGCTGAAGAAGTAAGATGGCACCCTCGTCCCAGTTCTTCTGGGTGTCAGGAGTGTTCATCCATGCTTGCAGTTGTGCGGTAAATCTAGGATCTTGTTTCATAATTTATTCTTTTAAAGTTTGTTGTTTATCCCACATAGAAACAATAAGTTCTTATTATACGGTTCAAGAGCCCGTTTCATCGCTTGAAGCGTTTGCCCTGTGGTCACGAAGTCATCAAAGCAGATAACGTTCTGTTCCTTAGGAACGACGTTCACATCAAAGATGGCATTCACGCGCTGCTTTGTTCTGCAGCTGCACACATCCTCATAGAATGGGATGTCCAGTTTTGCCGCTATTTCTTCTGAGATACGTGTGGCAAAGTTCTTCACCAAGTGACGACGCTTCGGTGTTGTGATGATGCACCAGTCACCCTTTGACAGTGCTGGGCCGATGACCTCTGAGATGTACGCAGCTATCGTATCAGCAAAAAACGGGACCATATTATCATCCGCTTTTATCTCCGTCAGCGTCTTGCCAAAGATTGACTTCTGCCAATACGAAAGGAAGAACAATCCAGAGCGACGAGTGAGCCTAGGTCGCGGTGTGAAGTCGCATCGCGCTTCCACCGTCTTATCCCATCCTTTCCTTTTCTTCTCCGCGAACAAGTCCAGCGGTTCATGCGCCTTTGCACTTATCTCAGAAAGATCGAGCACGCTGCCCATGTCTGGAGGAGTAATCTCGCTGAGAATATCCTCCATATCCAAAGGTGCGTGCTCCGATCTCATAGGCAATTGTTATCCTTCCCAGACGCCATCAACGTAGCCACTTTCTGTAACTGTGATGGTGAACCAGTTGATTTCCTCCATGTTACCTTGGGTGCCAACCATGCGTGTAACGCGCACTGTACCTGAGCTAATGTTGCCCGTCCATGTGGCTGACGCTCCGTTTGCTGAGATCTCTGCCTCTTCCTCCTGGTTGTCAGGAGAAGTTATCATGATGGCAAGCATGTTGCTGCCCGTAAATCTGAGCGAAGTCAGCGGACCAGAAGCGGAAGCGCTACCGCCAGAGACATCGGTTGGTACAGTGTTGATCTGAACAGAGTTATTATACGTTGCGTTGCCTCCGTTGCTTCCACCTGTATTACCACCCGTGCTTCCACCAGTATTACCACCTGTGTTACCACCGGTGTTGCTGCCAGTGTTACCGCCTGTGCTTGTTCCGCCGGTATTGACGTCGGTACCGCTTGTGGTGCCGTCGTCTGTAACAATGTTACCCGTATAGAACGGAGCTGGGCATTCGTCCGAAGCCTCTACGTTGATGGTGGTACTTGCCGAACCTGCAGCACCCTGTCCCAGATCCTGGTTGACAGTCGTCTTGGTAGGCCACAAGTCCGAACCCACGACACGGAAAGCCCCGTGCATATCCTCTACGAGGAACACGTTGTCGTTGTTGTTCAGATAAGCAGCTGCAGCCGAAGCCTCTGCGCCCACAGATGGATGCACAGCCACCAGTTTGTTCAACTGCGTCTGAGAAGGATATTCCCCTTGCGGTTCAGATGTCAGCTGTGACTTGTCAGGAATGATATCGATGTACTTCCAAGAAGCGTCTGCGCGCAAGGTGAAGTTGCCTTGGTAAGCAGAGCCCGTCAATCGTCCGTTGGCATCATGAGGCAATGTGGGCCACTTCAGGATGTCATACTTGGAGATGTAATAGATGCGTCGCTTCACACCAGGGAGTTCTGGACGACCCTGGCACCATGCAAGCGAGTGTTGTAATGATGAGCAATCAGGCATGATTTTATAGAGTTTAGAGTTAAGAATTAAGAGTTAAAAGATTTCCCTTTTTGTAAAGGGAGCCAGAGCCTTCACAGGTACCGGCTCCCCAACAATTCAGAAAATGGAAAAAGAACAGTTATCAAGAAACAGCGTTCTAAGGATTAGCGGGAGTCGCCAGTTCCACCACCTTCATGCGGCGCTTGTCGATAGACTCGAACTGCACACCGAAGAACATGGTGGCGATGTACGAGAGGATGAACGGCTCGTACTCCTTGACCATGACGTTCTCCGTATCGCCCATCTGGTCGTAGCCGACCAACATGTTAATCTTTGGAGAAACGTGGATGAACTTAGAGTCAGCCTTGTTTGCCAGCGGGCAGAGAATCAGTTTGCCGTTAGAACCCTCTACGGCGTTCTGATTATACTGCGTGTTGTAGTTGATACCTGCATGCGTCAAGAGGTATCCCTCGTTGTACTTGTCCGCGAAGTCCTGCGAACAGTACATATAACATGTCTGTGCGCGCAGGTGCGGATCCAGAGAGAACAGCACTTCCTTGGCGATATCCACGGCATTGGCCGAGGTAATCTCTTCGGTCAGCTTCATGTAGTTGCCCTCAGAAGCAGCAATCTTTCCAGCAGTTACCTCTGCACTGGTGATGGTGTCAAAACCATCGAAGAGGTCCAATGTCGTGTCACCGGCTGGATTTCGCTGACCAGCCCAGATAGCGTTGTTCAGGTTCTCCGACAGCGACTTGGCAATCAATGCCAGCACATGCTTTGCAGTGGGCGTCTGCATCTGTCCGTCGCCCTTGGTGGCACCGATGGCACCCAGGAGCGTGGAAATGGCGCTGTTAGGCTCGAACTGAGCGACTACCGAACCGAAGAATGTCTCGAGTGTGCGGAAGTCCAGGTCGAGGTTGAAGTTAGAACGACGAGCGGGCTTGTACGGCGCGAACTGAGCGTTGCCGTTGAGAGCAGCCACACTCTCCTTGTAGCGGATGCCCGGTCGGCCAGTCATGAACTTCAGCGTGTCCTGAATACCGATGATGGGCAGCATGAGGAGGTCTTTGCGGTACTTACGAGCCGCGTCCTGATACTCCTCGAGCGTAAATTGAAGTTTTCCTGCCATAAAAAATGATTAATGGTTAAGGGTTAATGATTAAGGGTTAATGGTTGATTAAGGCAGCATGTCAAACAGCTCCTGAGCGTTAGCGCGAGACTCGAAATACTCCTCAGCATCCGTCTTCACGGCGGGTTGCTGCTGATGCTGGTCGTTTACCACCTGAGCAGAAGTGTCGCCAGGCTTTTTCTTCAGCGTGTCAACCTCAGTCTGCAGCTGAGCATTAGTGTCAGACAAAGCCTGCTTCTCCGTCTTGAGCGTGTTGATCTGAGCATTCAGGTCGCTGATAGTCTGCTTGTCAGCACTGATAGCCGACTCGATGCTGTCCAGCTGGGCATCGTCAAGAGTAATCTTGCCATCGTTGCTCTGCAGGTGCTCACAAGCCAGGATGGCACAAACGCAAGTTAAAATCTTTTTCATTGGTGTTGGTGTTATAGTTGATGAATTAGGAATCTTGTTTCCCTGTGAGTTGCTGAAGAACTGCCCCAGAGCGTTCATGAACTTCGTGAAAGCCGACTGCTCCTGTGAAGTCAGTTTCATTGTAGGCATATTAGGAATCGGTATGCCGGCAGCCGACATCGCGTTAGCCATTGTGTCGGTCAGAACAGGAGCATCCTCGTCCTCATAGTCCGTCAGCTCGTCAACGAATCCCCATGCAAGAGCTTCCTGTGCTGTGAGCCAGCCACCGGCCTTCATCAGTTCCAGCAGTTCTGCCGGTTCTTTTTTACAGCGCGTAGCATACATCTGGGCGATGTTAGCGTCCAGTTTGTCCAGGTCAGCCTTCTGGTGCTCGATATTATCAATGAGCGCCTGTAGGCCGTCGCTGTTCAGCTGTCCCCATTCGAAGAATCCGACGCTGCACTTGTGGACCAGGTACATAGCCGATGCGTCCATCGTGATGTGCTTGGCACCCAACGATGCTATCGTAGCTGCTGAAGCATTCATTCCCACGAAATGCACGTTCACGTTGCCGTGTCGCTTGAATGCCGAGAAAATCGAGAGGGCCGTGTTCGAACGTCCTCCAAGACTGTCAATGAGCACATGGACTTCCTTCCCTTCGTTCTTCGAGAGGATATAGTCCACGTAATCCGCGTCGAAGTCATATCCTCCGACGAAACCCTTCAGGTGAAGGTTGTAGTTAGTTTTTGTGTTGGTTGCCATATCGTGTTGAATTATGGCACAAAGATACATATACAATAATAGGCTCCAAAAGACGTGCTTTCAGAGCCTATTAACATATATAGTGATGATTATTGCCAAAGCGGTTCGTTTTGCCATCCTCGTGGGAAGCCCATGGCGGCAGGATCCACTATCGGATATTTTGCTAACAATTGCTTGAAATCGTGTACAAAAGAATTCTGAGGATTTACAACGTTCAGCCAATATATGATACAACAGAGGTTTGGATAGAGACTGTTGGGAACGTGCGGCATCATTGTAATCCATTTATTAGGAACCCTTTTGGGCATCATGGGACTAACAGGGAAACGCTGATTCCAAAGTCTAGCATGATGTGCACAGTTATTACGAATAACAGTAAAGCTCTTAAGCCAGCTACGCAGGAATTTATATGCTGGTATATCAAAATCATCAGCCACTTTCTTTTTGACATCAGGATCAGCAAAGTTACTATAAAGCTTCGAAAGTGTACCAAACGAAGCAACTTCCAAAGTTTTCCATGATGGTGGCATGTCTGGGTCAGAATACTTTTTAAAATGCTCAGTGATAAAGTCCTCATACGAACGTTTTACCTCTTCCCGCAAGGAATCGTAGTTTTTATCAAACGTTGATGGCTTGATGAATAGAGTTTTGTCCATGAACCAGAATGGTCCGAACTTCATCGCAAAATGAAGATTTACCTTTGAACGCAATGCTACTTCCAACCGCTGTATAGCTGAGAAAACTAGAATTTTAAGTTCACTGTCAAATTCGTAAAGCGTCAAAGCCTGTTCATAATGGCTGTTGGGCTTGAATATGTGATTGATTTTGTCAGCTTCGAAAAGTCTCCAATAGGAAGCAAGTCTGAAATAGCCAATATTGCCAAGTGATTTCATTGCATCTTGTTCGTTAGCAAAGATCAGCCCTCGCTGTTTAAGAATAGAAACCTGCTGTGTGAGTGTTATTGCTTGTTTATTGTATCGCATATAAAAAAATACGTCCCGACGTGTTGCACTGATCTGACGGGAAGTGTGTCGGGAACTCTTGGGTGCAAAGATACGACTTTTTTATGAAATAACAAGCATTTTTCAATTTTTCTTATCAAAAATGCCTCATTTTCCCCCTAAAAAGTCATTTTTGAGTCTAAAGGAGCAGGAAAATCAGACGTCACAAAGTGCCAGGGCTTTCTTTGCCGTGAAGGAAACCTCGTACTTTCTGACGGAAGGTTCACCATCAAGGTGACCTGTAGAGCGTGTGATTTTGACGGTTGGGTATGGCCGCTCCTTGCTCCCGATGATATAAATATTCCCATCTATCGTCTGGAACACGAATGCCGGATGATTCACCGTCGGCACGTCGTCCAGCGACAAGAAATTCAGTTTCACCTTTTCAATAAAACTATTGTTGTCGTGCGACTGTTCCACCTCACAGACCGCTTCCCCTGTCATATTGATACTCGTAGGTGGATGTAATAGAGTAACAGACATGCCAGCCACAGAGCGGTAGATGACATCCTCAGGAAGGAAGTCACGATTGAGATACCACACCTTTTTTATTCCCGGTAGCGAAACACACTTACTCATGACCGTTTCAACAAATCAAACACTAAAGTTTCGCAAGTGATGGCGCACCTGCATAATTTAACATAAAATAGGAATAAAAAAGGCTTCGAAGTTTGTGTAACTCACAGAAAATGAGTACCTTTATAAT